TTGATTGTCGACGCGCTCGTGTTTGCGAGAGCTGCCAAGTCGCGCATCGACCAACCTTTTGTTTCCCGTAATTCTTTGATCCGGTTTTGCATGCGGATTTGTGTGCCTGATTGAGACACGGCGTCTATCAGCGAGTTCGGCACGCGGGGCACGCAAAGAGGTTGACAAAGTGCCGAACTCCGGCACATAGGTGGATATGACCTTGGATGATGAGAACGACGGGCCGACGCCATGCGATCTCGAGCAATATCGCCGCGCCAATGGTTTGACTTACGAAAAGCTGCGTCAACAGCTGGGTCTTTCACATAGGCGCCGCGCTATGGCTTATGCGCTCGGCGAAGTTTGGCCCGACGCCGACAAGCTTCAGCGAATCGTCGAGGGCACACAAGGCGTCGTCAGTTTTGAAGGCATGGTCCGCCGCCGCTTAGCGCACCTAGCGCAAACCAGGGGCTTAACAGTTCAATCGCAGCTTCAATTCGCTGCGGCAGCGGAGTGATGGGGATGATGGTGGCTAGTTCGCAGCAACACCCGCATTCGGACCACTCTCCGCCGCTTCTGCCATTCGCAGTAACGACTGCGCAAGTGCGCGCGCTTGAGCGGGCATCAGTACCGATTGAAGACGTTCTGGAGTTGTCCCGATTGACTCGGGCGAACGCCAAAATTCAAGGCATAGAACAACAGCGGTTTCGGCAAATAGGCCGGTAGAATATCCGGCACACGGAAACACGACGATGTCTCCATTTTCGTGTTTGTGCCATCCGGCAAAACGATCGTCAGTTTCGTTGGTCATGAGGTTGCTCCAAACTCCTAGTGCCCGGCGATATTGCCCAACGGAGGCGCGAAATCCTCCGTTGGGCGCATCTTAGCGTGAGTCCCGCGTCCGTAGCGTTCCGTTGCGTCAGTCTTCTCCCACAGGGCCGCGCCATCACCACGATTTCGGCGCGGCCCTTCACGCATGCGGAAGGGGCCATGGGGGCATCCACACATCACGAGGGCAGCCAGGCGTTTATGAACCGCGCGCTGCATTTTGCCATCCGCGAAGTCAACGAGCGCCCGCGAGTGGTCTCGGTTCCTGCGACTTGGCTCGGATTTTATCTCGCCTATCGCGCCGGCGTGAGCTTAGGGGCAATCGCCGAGCTAGCAGAAATGCCAACCAAATACATCGCCCGGCGGATCAGAGTCACGATGGGATTGCGGGATCTGCCGGCGGTTCGCGAGAGGATCGAGGCGCTTGTCACGGAGATGGGCCGCGTCCGGTTCGATGAGCGCGATATGGAGCCGTTTCGCTTTCCTCACCCTCTACACCTTGCCCACCAACGCGTTGTTGAGGCCGTGCCATGCAGTTCTTGATCGACCGCGACAATCTGCTTGAAGTCCTGACCAAGCTCGCCAGCATCATCGACAGCAAGGCCGGCATCCCGATCCTGAAGAACGTCTTCATGGATGTGCGGGGCACGATGATCCTCTTGCGGTCGACCGATGTCGATCTGCAGCTGACGATCCCATGTCCGGCGGAAGTGACAGAGCAAGGGCAATTCACGGTCGATGGCCGGTTGCTCCATGATATCGTCCGCAAATGCCCGAAGGCGGGACAGATCGGCTTTACCCTCGGCGGCAAGCCCCGGCGGCGCAAAGCGGCAATCGACGATGCCGATAGGCTCCTGGTCACCAGCGGCAGGGCAGAGTTCACTCTGAACACGCTGCCGGCCGACGATTGGCCTATCATGGCGCTGCCGGCCGGCGCGGCGGAATACCGGCTCGAATGCCGCCAGTTCCGCACCCTGATCGAAAAGACCCGCTTCGCGATCTCGACTGACGAAACCCGCTACTATCTCAACGGCATCTATCTGCATGTGCTCGGCGAGCAGCTCGCCGCCGTGGCGACGGATGGCCACCGCCTGGCGCTGAAGACCATGCCGCTGCCGGCCGGCGCCGACGACATGCCGGCGCCGCAAGAGGATGACGACGGCGCCAAGCCGCGCACCAAGGATGACGGCAAGTCAACCATGCGCGGCGTGATCATTCCGCGGGATGCCGCGTCGGCGGCGCTGAAGATCCTCCCCGACAGCGAAATCGAATGCGAGTTCGCCTGCAGCGCCAATCTGCTGAGCCTGCGGGTCGGCGAGGTCGAGATGATCTCCAAGCTCATCGATGGCACTTACCCCGATTATCTGCGGGTCATTCCGAGCCGGAGCGCCGCGCGCATGATCGCGCCGCGTGAGGCCCTCGCCCAAGCCGTGTCGCGGGTCGGCGTCGTGCTCGAGGCGCGTGATCATGCAATCCGGATCGGCTTCGAGGCGGAGCAGATCAAGCTCACGGCTCATTCGCATACCAGCGGCCATTTCGCCCGTGAGAATGTCGAGGATTGCGTTTGCGAGGGTGGCGCCCTCGAAGTCGGCCTCAACCCCCGCTACCTCGCCGAGCTGCTCGAAGCCATGGATGGGACGCAGCTCGCCATCATTCTGCAGGATGATCCCGCAAGCCCGTTGCTGTTCGAAGAGGTCGACGGCGATGGCAGCGTCCGCATGATCCTGATGCCCATGCGCGTGCCCGTGGCGGGCATGATGCCGGGCGATGAACCAAAGAAAAAGGCCGCCTGAATTGCCGTTCAGCGGCCCGTTTTCGTGTCCCGTGTTGTGTGCGGTGCCTGGCAGCACTCGCGAAGTTGAGCCTCGTATCGCCTGAGATCTCCAGCGTTTCCGTGTGATCTCCAGGTGCTCAGTATCCCGACGCCAAACGCTGAAAGCCTCGCTTTCAACGAACGCTAACGCCTTGTCTGTTCATACCGGCAAGGCGGCTGATTTGCAACGCTAAATTGCCGAAGGTGTGAACAATGCCCCATTTTGGTGATGCGCCATGCGCCATGAAAGGCTGCAGCGGCAACTATCGCATCGTCTCCCGAACGAACTGGGTCAACTTCCAGAATGGCGCTCCGCTAATCGGCGGCGGCTTCTGCCCGACGTGCCGCAGATCGCAGCGCGAGCGGGAGGCGGCGGTTCAGCAGAAGCGACAGGCAGAATATGCCGCGCAGCTTGCCGACGATGCTGCCCGCGATGCGCTCATCGAAGCACTGATCGCCCGGCTCGGCCTCACCCAGAGCGATGTCGATGAGATCTACGAATTCGTCGTGCGCAAGCGAGATCGCGAGCGAGACGAGGAATATTACCGGGAGATGGGAGGCGAGGAATGAAGCCGGACCGCTTCCGCCGCCTGATCGCGGGCGCGAGGACGAAAGACAGGCTCTTCGCTTTCCGCCGCCTGCTCAGCGCCCAAATCGCGAATGGCGACATCATCGACCAGGTCGCCGAGGATCTCGATGCGCAGATCAACGCCCGCTTGGACGAGATCGACGACCATCGCAATAGCGCCGCCGATCATTTGCCGCGCAGCATTTTCAAGCCACGGAAGCCGCAGAAAGCGCCGGACAAGCAGCAAGCCGCACGGAAGCGTCGGTTGAACAGCCTGCGCGGTGCACAGCCTTATGAACTCGCTGTGCGTCACAGCGAGGGCAATCGTTCCGTCGCCAGCCAGATCGCCAAGCAGCATCTGGCGAAAGGTTATTGCGACCTCTCCAACGACGAGCTGGCCGCGCGGTCTGGTGTCTGCCGCAGCACCGTCCGCAACTATCGCGTCGCCGCGGTCGACGGCGGCGAGATCACGGTCATGGAGCGGCCCGTCCGCGGCTGTCCCCACGACACCAACGTCATCCAGATCAAGTCGAAGGAGTGGCTCGACTGGCTTCGGAAATGGCGGAAACCCCAGCGTGGGATAGGGTGTAAAGGGTTCACAAAGCTAAGCCCCACGATAGGAGAAGAGATATCCAACGGTCGTTTTCCCCAGGTGGAGAACACCGGTGAAAGAGGATTTTCCCCTTCAGATCCGCCCGACTGCCGAGAGGCCTACTGCGGAGCGACGTCTTGACGGCGCGAAGGCCCTTATGCCCATCACCTACGGGCTTTCGCCCTCCGGCGCCGGGAGGGATTGAGCGGAGCCGCGCCACGAAGGCGCGGCGAAGGCTGGTTTGCCCCAAAAGGAGCCGGGCCAGAGCCCGGCAAGGCTTGGCAATGAGGGGGTTCGTCTGTGGCGAGTCCGGTTCAGCCAACAAAGGTCGATATATCAAACAGTTGAGGAGGCGGTGATGCCTCTCGAAGCTAAGCACATGGGCAAAGCCTACGGCGCCATCAAAAGCGCTCTTGGCCGCCGCGCCTGCGCTGAGGGCTGGGGCGTCGCCCTGTTCGAATACATCGCCGAGCATGGCGTCTGGCCAACCTATGACCAGGAACAGGCCCTGATCGCCCATGCGCAGAAGATGGCCGCCCAGAGAGCCAAGCTGCCCGCCAAATTCCGCCTCCGTTTAGACAATCGCGCCGCCCGCCTCGAAAGGATCGCCCATGGCTCTGAGTGAGACGTTTCCGCCGACCAGGACCGTGAACAAAACGAGAGTTTCCCGTTCCGTTCCCGCCAAGACCGTCAAAATCCCGATCACCGCGCGCGAGCTGGTGGAATGGACCTATGCCAATCAGCACGCACATCGCGGCGGCGATCCTGTCGGCGGCGGCGCGGGCATCTCGCAGACCGGCATCGTCATCGAACGCCTGCTTGGCTTCGCCGCGCTCGGTTGCCGAGTTGATGTGAGCAGCAACGCCGCCAATGTGTGGGGCGAAATGCGATGCCACGAGGACGCGGTGACCGTTCACGCGGTGATCGGCGATTTATCCGCCCGCCAGCGATTTCTCCTGATCGAGCATGGCAAATCGCGCAGCACGCCGGATCATGAGCCGAAGATCTTCCCGCTCAGCTGTGTGCCCGTTCCGGGCAAGCGCGGCGGCGAGCGTGGCATCTATCTCGGCTCCGGTCGCGACTTGGTCGGCCATGAGATCAGCTATGAGGGCGATTGGCCGAGCCGTGACATGGCTTCTGCGCATGCCGTTGCCGCCGACTCCCATATGCGCCTTTGGAGCGATCCTTCGAATTGGCCGGCGACGCGCCGTCGCCGCTCTGATCGCCCGGTTCATGCCGAGCATGAATGGTCACCATCGCCTTACCGCCGCTGTGCCGACGAGGTCCGCGAACGCGCGCACGCGGAATATCGAGCATGGTACGAAGCGCTCTGGGCGCTGTGTGATGGCCTCGAGGCCTCTGGGCCGCGCGGTCTCAGTCGATACAGAATAAGCGATCTGGGAGCGGCCTATGAGCCGTGGCGCCAATGAGCAATGTTCCAACACGGCCGGTGCTGCGGTGGTATGGCGGCAAGTGGAAGCTCGCGCCGTGGATCATCAGCCATTTTCCACCGCACAGAGTGTACGTCGAGCCCTTCGGCGGTGCCGGATCCGTACTGTTGCGCAAGCAGCGCGCAATGGCTGAGGTTTGGAACGATCTCGACGATTGGGCGGTCAATCTATTTCGCGTGCTGCGCGATGATCTAGCATCGGCGCGGCTTGTCGATCTGCTGCGGGCGACTCCATTTGCGCGCAGCGAATTCGAGCTCGCTCGGCAGATCAGTGAGGCATCTGGCGATCCTGTCGAGATGGCGAGACTTCTTGTCGTGCGCTCGTACATGGGCTTCGGCGCCAACGCGCATAACGGTCGATCGACAGGCTTTCGCGCATCGAGCTCGAGATCCAACACTACGCCGGCCCATGATTGGGCCAATTATCCGGACGCGCTCATGCTGATCATTGATCGTCTGCGCGGCGTCATCATTGAGAACCGCTGCGCGCGCGAGGTGATGGCTCAGCACGATGCGCCCGGCACATTGCACTATGTCGATCCGCCGTACTTGCCGGACACCCGATCTCCCTCAAATCGCTACGATCTGAAATACCGTTCGTATCGTCACGAACTGAGCGAGGCAGACCACGTTCGCCTGCTCGACATGCTCTGCGAATTGCGCGGCATGGTGGTTTTGTCCGGCTATCCCTCCAAAATCTATGATGACGCACTCATCGATTGGAGGCGCGTGGAGGTCCAGGCGCTGGCAGATGGGGCGAGGCCTCGAACTGAGGTCCTATGGCTCAATGCGGCGTGCTGCGCCAGTCTGGAGGCTCTACAGCCCTGTTTGTTCGGAGAAATTTGAAATTCGCTATTGCGCTTAGCAGCAAATCAGTTGACAGATCGGCTTGCCCGAATCGCGCCCAAGGTCAGGTGGCGCATCTTCCGAACATCATCAGATCCTCGCCGAGCCGCTCATTCAAGCGGCTCTTTTGGCATGCGAGCATCTCAACGCAAGGACTCACCCATGGTCAGAGCCAAGATGAAGCTCGCCGAGATCAAGAGCTTCGCCAGCTTCAACGCGAAGGAACTCATCTTCCGCTGCCAGTATGATCCGAGCCTTCCCGAGGATCAGCGCTTCGCGAAATACACACCGAGCGGCGAATTCCGGATGCAGTTCGACAATCCGGCCGTGCTGGACAAGCTGACGCTCGGCAATGACTACTATGTCGATTTCTCGCCGGTTCCCGAGGCCCCGGCCGTTGCCGCCGAGCCTGCTGCCGACGCCGAAGCGCACGCCGCCTAAGCAGAATTCCACGGGGAGCGCCGCGGGAACTGGAAGCTGGGCGTTAAAATCGCGGCATTGCCGAGATGGATGTTCCCCAGGTTTCCGATTGCCCCGGCCGGGACGGAGTTCCCGGTCAGAACAGCGGCACCAATTCAGAGTAGACCGAAGCCGAGGGCGCGAAAGCGTCTCGTTGGGCGGGTTCAAGTCCCGCTGTCAGTGCAAACTGAGCTATGCCCTCCGATGGTTGCGCCGGTCGCAAGCGCTTACTCCATCGGAGGGATATTGGATTGACCTTTCATGACCACGATCACCTTCAACGGACCTGAGAGCATCAGAGTGTCGCTGGCGCAGCTCCCTGGCATGTCCGCGACGCGGGTTTCGAGCACCAAGCCGGAGCTGACGGCTGCGGAGTTCATGTATCTGATCCGTGTCGAGCTGGAGCATCTCACCAATCTCTCCGATGAGCAGATCGCTGCCTATACCGAGGATGAGCACGCCTGGCTGGCTTACAAGGCCGATGGCTATAGCCCGCTGGAGGCGGTGGAAGCCGATATGGAGCATTGGAGCTGATGATCAGGGTCGGGTGGCTTCCAATTGTCGCGCTGTGCGTGTCGTGCTTCGCACTAGGGTATGTCCAGTGTTCTGCGGCGGCGTTTGCCGACAAGATGGCCCGGTCTCGGGCGCTGTCTGTTCCGATCGGCGAAGGCATGCGACAGCTGCGGATGCAAATCCGGGTCACTGGCGTGGCCGCATACAAAGCGAGGATGTGGCTTGGCATCCGCCTATTACGCATCGCCTGTTGGATCATTGGCACTAGCATGGAAATAGTAGTTGATGGCAAGTCTGACGGCGACGGCGCTTAGCCCGCTGGAAGCGGTGGAAGCCGATATGGAGCATTGGGATTGAGCATGGCGAAAGCGCTGTTTTGGGTCACCTGCGGGGCAGGCATCGTATTGGTGGCGCCATTGCTCGGTGTTCTTGGTGGAGCATTCTCCGGTTGGATCGTGAGCATGTTCTTCGACCAATCGATACATGCGACGCTCGCTGCATTTGGTCTTAAGACCGATCAGCTGCCAATCTGGCAGATCGGCGCCACGCTCGGGTTCGTTGGTGGGTTCTTCCGCCCGGTGAACGGCGGCGGCAAGCGCGCGTAATGGGAAGGCTGAGCGCGCTGAAGCCGCGCCTCGCTGCGGCGCCGTCGCGCCTGCATCGCGCCACTGACGAACGATCCCTCGATCGTCGTCGCCTCGCCGATACCGAGACCAGAAGGCTCTACAAGACAGCGCGCTGGCGCGAACTGCGCATGTCGGTCCTACGTCGCGACTTGTTCACCTGCCAGCTGCAGGACTGCGGGCGCATCGAAAGCGACACCTCGCAGCTCGTCTGCGACCATATCGAGCCGCATCGCGGCGATGTCGGGAAGTTCTGGGCTGGTCCGTTCCACACCTTGTGCAAGCGCTGCCATGACAGCGTGAAGCAGAAGGAAGAGATCGCCGCGCGCACTGCAGGCCTCGATGTCTACGGCGGCAAGCCAGCCTCATACAGGCCTGATTGGCTGAGGCCCTCGCTCATCCCGCTGACCATCGTCTGTGGTCCACCTGCATCAGGTAAGAACTGGTACGTCAAGCAGCGTGCAGGCCTGGATGATCAGATCATCGATCTCGACCAGATCGCATGCGCTGTGAGCGGCAAGCCGTTCACCCATCAGTGGGACCGCTCCCTGTGGCTCGATATGGCCATGCGTGGACGCAATGCCATGCTGGGCGCACTGTCTAAGAAGAGGGACTTCAGCGCTGCCTGGCTCATCATGGGTGAGCCCAATGCACAGCACAGGCAGTGGTGGGCAGACAAGCTGCAGCCCAAGGCTATCATAGTCATAGCTGCTGATGAGGCCACCTGCATGGCCCATACTGCCCATGATGCAGATAGGGACATGCACCATACAGCACTACAGGTGAGGCGTTGGTGGTCTGAATATAAGCCTCGCCCTGGTGACCAGGTGGTGAGGTCGTGAGCCTGCACCGCTAGGGGGGGTCAAATCTCTGACGACGCTTCGGTTTGCGGACCGGCGCCCCCTGCATTCAGAGGTTTTTTTTCGATGTCCGACGATTCCGAGGCTCCGGGCGCTGAATTGCCGCCGGCCACGACCGCGGCGGATCTGTTCGGCGAGGCGCCGAGCCCATACCGGGATCCGCGTGGCCGGAAAAAAATGAGGGTCACCAACGATTTGCGCGACCGCATCGCGATGTTGCGCGCGTCTGGCATGACACAACAGGAGATCGCGGACGCGATCGGTTGCTCCGTTCCGACCCTCGTTGAGTTTTTTTCTTTGGAATTGAACGAGGGCAAATCGGCAAAGCGGGCCGAGATGCTCGATACGCTATGGAGTGCCGCGAAAGGTGGGAACGTCACCGCGATGCGGACCTGGCTGGCGCTGAACGATAAGGGCGTCAGCCCGCGCGATGTGATCAGGCCGAAGGCGGAACCGAAGCTCGGCAAGAAAGAGCAAGCGCTGGTCGATGCGAAGACGGCGCCCGCAGCAAGTGGCTGGGCCGGCGTGGTGCGACATTGATCGGGTGGAGGATTGAGACATGCTGAACAAGGTCATTCTGATCGGCCATCTCGGCGCTGATGTCGAAGATCGCGTCGGCAATGCGCCTTCGCGCTTCTCGCTGGCCACAACGGAGCGCTGGCGGGACAAGGATACGGGTCAGGCGCGCGAGCGGACGGATTGGCACCAGGTGGTGATCTTCCACTCTGGCCTGATCGAGATCGCCGAGAAATACCTTCGCAAGGGCTCCAAGGTCTATGTCGAGGGGCGGCTCGGCACGCGCTCATATGAAGGCCGCGATGGCGTAAAGCGCTATGTGACCGAGATTGTGCTCGACGGGTTCAAGTCCAAGCTCGTGCTGCTCGATGGCGCCGGCGGTGGTCGTGCGCCTGCGGCGGCGAACGCCGATGAATACGGCGATGTCGAGTATGCCTGAGTGGGATTTCGCCTGCCCGGATTGGGTCGAGCGACTGAAGACCGGGCGCTCGCTGGTGCCTGATCTGCCGCTCGATGTCGTCGAGGCCGAGCGGGCGGTGTCCATCTTCAACATGTTGCGTCTGCCGGACGTGCCAGGCCAGCCGGCGATGGCAGAGGCCGCGGGCGAGTGGTTCCGCGATATCGCCCGTGCTGGCTTTGGTTCGCTGCTGCCGCGCCGCGGGCCGCAGGGCGGCACCGTCATGGCGCGCCAGGTGTCCGAGCTGTTCGTGCTGGTGCCGAAGAAGAACTCGAAGACGACGGGCGGCGCGGGTCTCGTCATCACCGCGGCGATCATGAATGAGCGCCCGAATGCGGAGCTGCTGTTCGTCGGCCCGACACAGGACATCGCCGATCTCGCCTTCCAGCAGGCGCGCGGCATGATCGAGGCCGATCCGGAGGGCTATCTGCAGAAGCGGTTCCATATCCGCGAGCACCTCAAGACCATCGAGGACCTGACGAACGGGGCCAAGATCAAGATCAAGACCTTCGACACCAGCGTGATGACCGGCGTCAAGCCGGTGTTCGTGCTCATCGATGAGCTGCACGAGATGTCGAAGAAATCGTATGCGTCCCGCGTCGTCGGCCAGATCCGGGGCGGTTTGTTGCCGAATCCGGAAGGGTTGCTCGTGTTCATCACCACGCAGAGCGACCAGCCGCCCGCGGGCGTGTTCAAAGACGAGTTGACCTATGCGCGCGGCATTCGGGATGGACGGATCACCGACAAGGTGAAGATGCTGCCGATCCTCTATGAGTTTCCGGAGGACATGCAGACCGACAAAGCCATGCCGTGGCGGGACCCGATGAACTGGCCGATGGTGCTGCCGAATCTGGGTCTGTCGATCAACATCGACGATCTGGAAACCCACTATGCGCAAGCACGCGAGAAGGGCGAGGCCGAAGAGCGCCGCTGGGCGTCGCAGCATCTGAATGTCCAGATCGGCATGGCGATGCATGATGATCGCTGGCGCGGCGCCGACTATTGGCTTGATGCCGCCGACACGAGCTTGACCCTCGACGGTCTGCTCGACCGTTCTGAGGTGGTCACGGTCGGCATCGACGGCGGCGGCGAGGATGATTTGTTCGGCCTGGCCGTGCTCGGTCGCTGCCGCACCAGCCGCGACTGGCTGCTCTGGGTGCATTGCTGGGCTCACACCAAGGTCTTCGAGCGCCGGCCAGATATCGCGGAGAGGCTGCGCGATTTCGAGACGGAGGGCGACCTGACGGTCTGCACCAGCATGACGGACGCGATCGCCGGCGCCGTCGACATCATCGAAATGATCCGGAGCCGGGACCTGTTTCCGGAAAAGGCCGGTGTCGGCCTCGACCCGGCCGGCGTCTCGACGCTGCTCGACGAGATCGATCGCCGCGGCGTTCCAGAGGAACTGCGGGTTCCTGTGTCGCAAGGCTACCGGTTGCAGCCGATCATCTTCGGCTACGAGCACATGCTCGCCGACGGCAGGTTGTGGCATTCGGGCTCGGCAATGATGGCCTGGTGCGTGAGCAACGCGAAGGTCGAGCTGCAGGGCAATGCAATCCGGATCACCAAGCAGGTATCCGGCAGGGCCAAGATCGATCCTCTGATGGCGGCGTTCGATGCCGGAATGCTGATGACTGTCAACCCGCAGCCAGCAGTGCAATATATCGACGTGAGCCGGGAGCTGATGCACATATGAGCCTCTGGACCCGCTTCTTCGGCAGTGCCGACAACGGCCGCAACCCGGCTGATGAGCGCTGGTGGACCGACGTCAACGTCGGCCGCCAGACGACCGCCGTCACGGCTGAGACGGTGATTCAGATCCCGGAGGTCTATGACTGCCTGACCGTACTGTCGCAATCGATCGCGCAGCTGCCGTTCTTCGTCTTCGAGGCCGGCGAGGATGGCAGCCGCGAGCGGCTCGGCGACCATCCCGTGACACGCCTGCTCGGCGAGCAGGCCAATATCACGCAGGAAACCACGGCTTACGAGCTGCGCGCCCAGATGACATGGGACGCAGCGCTCTATCGCAATGCCTATGCTGAGATCCGAAAGGCTCCGAACGGTCCAGGCGGGGCCGAGCTGGTCCGCTATGATCCGCGCGAGGTCGCGGTGAAGCGCAATCAACAGACTGGGCAGTACTTCTATGTCGTGCGCGACGGGGCCAATACCCGCCGCGTGCTGCCCGAAGCGATGCTGCATCTGCGCGTCGCGCCGCTGATGCCGGACAATCTTTGCGGCCGCTCGCTGCTTGTCGACGGCTACCGGGTGTTCAGCCGGGCGCTGGTGCTGGAGGATTATACCTTCCGGTTGTTCGAGAACGATGCGACGCCCGGCGGCGTGGTCGAATTCGCCGCCAAGGCCAAGACCACTGAAGACGCGGTCAATCTGCGCGAAAAATATCAGCGACTGTTCGGCGGTCGCAATCGCGGCAAGATCGCGGTGATCGACGATGGCGGCAAGTTCACGCCGATCCTGTCGAACAATCGCGGCGCCCAGTTCATCGAGATCTACAAGGAAGTGGCGCTGCAGCTCTGCCGGCTGTGGCGGATGCAGCCGCATAAAATCGGCCTGCTCGACAAGGCCGCCTTCTCCAATATCGAGCAGCAAGCGCTGGAATTCGTCACCGACACGCTGATGCCGTGGCTGATCATGTGGGAGCAGGCGATCAAGCGTGACCTGCTCGCCGATCCGCGACTCTACGCGCATCACAACGTTGCCGGGCTGCTGCGCGGCGATCTGCAATCGCGCTATTCCAGCTATGCCCAAGCCCGGAACTGGGGCTGGCTCAGCGTCAACGACATCCGCCGGCTGGAAAATCTCGATCCGATCGAAGACGGCGATGTCTACCTGCAGCCGTTGAACATGGTGCCTGCCGGGACCGATGCCACGCAGCTGCAGCAGCAGCGCCAGGCGCCGCCGCCCGGCAGCGCCCTGACCATCGCCCTCGAAAACTATCTCGGCCGCCGTCTGCTGCCCGCCCCTGGAGAATAGCCAATGCGATATCTACGCCTCTTGAGCTGGGTGGCCGGTGCCGCCTGGGCGATCGAGCCTGCCAAGGCGCAGGTGATGCTGGAAGTGCTCATGAACCGCGCGATCGGCGCGCCGGCCGCCTTCGACCAGGAAGACGAGAATTGGGAGCGGCGCCGTGACGCCGCGGCCCGCGATCGGAATCAGCCGCAAGAGGGTATCGCCGTCGTGCCGGTCACCGGCGTGATCTCGCCGCGCGTGCACGATGTCGAGGGCTTTTCGACCGGCGGCGGCATGTCCGCCGAGGGCTTCGCCGCGGCGATGCGCCAGCTCGCAGCCGATCCCAACATCAAGGGCGTGGTGCTCGATGTCGACAGCCCCGGCGGCAACGTCGCCGGCGTGCCGGAAGCCGTCGGCGCCATCCGCGACGTCCAGGCGGCTGGAAAGCCCGTCTCGGCGGTCGCGCATCATTGGGCCGCCAGCGCCGCCTACTGGCTCGCCTCGGCCGCCGACGAGCTGGTGGTGACGCCATCGGGCGAGGTCGGTTCGATCGGCGTCTATGTCTATCACGAGGACATCTCCAAGCGCCTCGACATGCTCGGCGTGACGCCGACGCTGATCAAGGCTGGCCCGAACAAGGCGGAAGGGCACCCGGCCTTCCCGCTCGGCGAGGACGCTGCAGCGCACGTCCAGGCCCGCGTCGACGATTATTACCGGATGTTCGTCAAGGACGTGGCCAAGGGGCGCGGCGTGCCTGTCTCGACGGTCCGCGAGAGCTTCGGCGGCGGGCGCATGGTCGGCGCGGACGAGGCGGTCCGCCTCGGCATGGCCGACAGCGTCGGAAGTCTCGCCGACACCATCAAGCGGATGCAGCGCGCCAGCGGCAAGACCGCCGCCCGCTCCGCATTCGCCAGCGTAGAAACGCGTCGCCGCCGCCTGGCGGTATCCTAACCGAAAGGGAAATCTATGAAGCACCTGATGGCACTACGCCAGCGCCAGGCCGAGCTGAAGAGCCGCGGCAAGGCTCTGCTCGATCTCGCAGCCAAGGAAGGCCGCGAGTTGGCCGAGGCCGAGGAACATGAGTTCGTCCAGCTCGAGGCGGACCTCGCCGACCTCGATGGCAAAATCACCGCGGCCGAGAAGGCCAACGAGCGCCGCCGCGCCTTCGGCGATGTCCCGGCCGCCGTAGCGCCAGGCCTGCCGGGCGGTCCTCGCATCCAGGTCGGCGACGACCGTGCGTCGCTCGATCCGCGCAGCGGCTTCACCTCGCTCGCCGATTTCGCGCAAGCCGTCCGCCGCGCTTCGCCCGGTCCGCAGCAGCAGGGCTTCGATCCGCGCCTGATGAATGCCGCTGTGCCCTCCGGTACCCACCGCGAGCTGGGGCAGGACGGCTACCTGGTGCCGCCGGAGTTCCGCGATACCATCTGGGAGCGCATCCTGGAGCAGGACAATCTGATCGACCTGATCGACGCCGAGCCGACAACGTCGAATGTCGTCAACGATATGATCGACGAGTCGACGCCGTGGGGCTCGACCGGCGTCAAAGCAGCCTGGCGGACCGAGGCGACGCAGATGACCCCAACGCGGCAGAACATCAAGCCGCGCTCGATCGTGCTCAATGAGCTGTTCGCCTTCGTGACTGCGACCGACGAGCTGCTCGAAGACGCCCCTCGGCTGGAGAACCGGCTGACCAACAAGGCGGCTGAAGCTATCACCTGGAAGATCGACGAGGCCATCTTCCGCGGCAATGGCGTCGGGCAGCCGCTCGGCTTCATGAATGCCTCGTCGCTGATCACCGTCTCCAAGGAAAGCGGCCCGCAGACTGCGGATACGTTCGTCGCGGCGAACGCGGCGAAGATGTTTGCCCGGCTGCTGCCGGAAGGCATCGGCCGCTCACTGTGGATGCTCAATTCCGACGTGATCCCTCAGCTGATGGTCATGACGCTCGGCGATATGCCGATTTGGACCCCGCCGGCATCGGGCTTCCAAAACGCGCCTGGCGGCTTCCTATTCGGCCGGCCGATCCGCTTCTCCGAGCACTGCAAGACGCTCGGCGATCTCGGCGACATCGTGCTGATGGACCCGAAGGGCTATTACGGCCTGCGCAAAGAGGGCGTGAAATACGCCACCTCCATGCATCTCTATTTCGACTACGGCACCACGGCCTTCCGCTGGACTTTCCGCTTCGGCGGACAGCCGCATCTGACGGCCGCTGTGAGCCCGGCGAATGGCTCTAATACCAAGGGCCATTTTGTGGTGCTCGAAGCCCGCTAATCGGCCTGGCGGGGCTCCGGTCCCGCCTTCCCGCTCACCCTTTTAAAATCTGGAGACTTCAATGGGACAGGACAATATCCGGGCTTCGGATCGAGCCGCCGTCGTCGGCGTGATCGATCCCGACGCCAATACCGCCGGAACGCTCACCACGGGCTGGGTGTCGATGGCCGACTGGGGCCGTGTCATGGCGATCGTCTTTGCGGGCGATCTCGGCGCCTCGGCGACGCTCGATGCTAAGCTGGAGCAGGCCACCTCATCGGGCGGCGCCGGTGCGAAAGATATCACTGGCAAGGCGATCACCCAGCTGACGCAGGCCGGCACCGACAGCAATAAGCAGGCAATCATCAATTGCCACCGCGAAGAGCTGGATCTGGCCAACGGCTATACCCACGTCCGTCTGTCGCACACGGTCGCCACCGCGACCAGCGATAGTGGCGCGGTCCTGCTCGGCTTCGATCCGCGCTATAACACCGCCGCCGACAACGACGCCACCACGGTCGACGAGATCGTCTAATCCCTCCGCCGCGTATAGCGTAAATCGGGCGTCGCCTCGGCTTCCCCCGGCCGTTCCCCCTGGGCGGCGCCCGACCCCTCTCACTTGGTCATCACCCGCATGTGGCTCAATCAGACCGCCGCGCCATCAGGCGCACCGATCACGCTCGACCAGGCCAAGGCGCATTTGCGCGTCGACCACGCCGACGAGGACGCGCTGATCACGAGCCTGATCGAGGGTGTGACGCAGCATCTCGATGGCCGCCGCGGCTATCTCGGCCGCTGTCTGATGAGCCAGAGCTGGGAATACCGGGTGCATTGCTTCCCATGGTGCGACGGCATCGAGATCCCGCTGCCGCCGCTGCTGACCGTCGAGAGCGTGAAATACGTCGATGAGGCAGGCGTCCTGCAGACGCTGGCGGACGATCAGTATGTCGTCGATGCTGCCACCTATCAGGGCCAGGTCCGGCGCGCCTATCAGGTGGTCTGGCCGGTGGCGCGCGCCGAGGATTACGCCGTGCGCATCGCCTTCACGGCCGGCTTCGGCGATGCGGACGCGGTGCCGGCGCCGATCAAGACCGCCATGCTGATGATCATCGAGCAGCTCTACGACAAGCGCGGCGACGGCGGCGACGCCAATCAGATCACCATTCCCGCAGCGGCGAAATGGCTGCTCGGCCCGTATCGGATCGAGCCGATCTGATGCCGGAGATCGGGGAACTCGACCGCCGCATCACCATCCGGCGCGTGTCGCTCGTGCCGAACGAATTCAACGAGCTGATCGAGACCTGGAACGATCTGGCGACCGTCTGGGCGAAGCGCACCGACGCCAGCGCAAATGAAAGCTACCGGGCGCAAGAGGTCGGCGCCCAGATCTCGGTGCGGTTCGTGATCCGCTATTCGGTGCAGGTCGCGGATCTCAACCCGCTCGATCGCATCGCCTTCGACGGCCGCGAATACAACATCACCCGCGTCGGCGAGCCGGCCGGCACGCGTAATCGCTGGCGCGAAATCGACGCCGTCGCCAGGGCGGAGGGTTAAAAATGAAAATTCAGATCATCCACGGCGCATGTCCCGTGCGCTGGATCGTCCACGGTCCTGCCAAATGGATGTGGAGCATTCGGCTTCCGCGCGGGCGGATCGGCGAATTTCGCATGCTGCGGATCAGCTTCTGACATGGGCGTCACCGTCAAGGTCGAAGGCCTCAGTGAGCTGAAGGATGCCATTGAGGCGCTACCGAAGGCGACCGGCAAAGCCGTGATGCGTAGGGTGCTGATGGCGCGGGCGAAAACGGTCGCCGAGGCCGCGAAGGGGAATGTGCCGGTCGAGTCCGGCCAGCTGCGCGACAGCATCACCGCCTCGACCCGGTTGTCGAAGCGGCAGAAGCGCGACGCCCAGGAAACCGCCTCTTATGTCGAGGTCTATGCTGGCCCTGGACCGCTGCCCTACGCGCATCTGGTGGAATACGGCAGCGTTCATAATCCGAAGCCCCGGCCGTTCATGCGGCCGGCTTGGGATGCGGTCAAAGGCACTATGCTGACCACCATCAAAGATGATCTCTGGGTGGAGATCGAGCAGGCCGTCGCAAGTTCGGCGCGGAAGGCCGCGGGGGGCTGAGCCATGATTTCTCTCTACGACGACGACGGGTTCACGACTTCGATTTTCCTCCGGCCGCACGACGAAGCCGTGAGGTTGATCGTCAACCCTCATCGTTTCGTTTCGCGCGGTGATTTGGGTTTTGAGCGGCAGAAGCCCGTCAACGGCTTCCGGATCGCACCGATGAATCCCGCAAAGCGACCGATATCAGCGAAACGGCGGAGGCGCTCATAATGGAAGAGGCGCTGATCGCCAAGCTGCTGGCCACGACCGCGGTCACCGCGCTGGTCGCGACCCGCGTCTATCCAGGCGTCCGGCCGCAGGCCTCGCTTTTGCCCGCCATCGTGATGAACATCGTCTCGAAAAACCCGTCCTATTCCGACGACGGTGAGGACGGCATTGCCGAGGCGCGCGTGCAGTTCGATTGCTGGGGCGCGACCTATACCGACGCGAAAAAGACCGCCCGCGCGGTGATGGCGGCGCTGTCGGCGCTTGATGAGACCGTGGCCGGCGTCCGCTTCCGCTACATCACGCTCGATCTGGAGCACGACCTGTCCGAGACCGGCGCGGATGCGGCGGCTTATCCGTTTCGCACCGCGCTCGATTTCATCGTCGTTTACGACAACTGACCCTCAAACATTGAAAGGCTGAGCCATGACTGCTGGAGTGGGCAGAAACGTCACGCTGACCTGGGGCGGCGCTGGCATTGCCGGTGTGAAGGAGAAATCCTTCACGCTGAACAATGAGCCGATCGACATCACCAGCGATGACGATGGCGGCTGGCGCACCATCCTCGACACGCCCGGCCAGAAGCAGGTCGAGCTGAAGGTCTCCGGCGTGACCAAGGATCGGCAGCTGATCGCCGACTGGTTCGCGAACCAGCTGAGGCAGGCGGTGGATCTTGCCTATGAGGACGGCGCCCATATCGCCGGCGATTTCTTCCTCTCGGAATATTCCGACAAGGGCAATTTCAAGGATGCCGTCGCCTTCGACGCCACCCTGATGTCGACGGGCGAGATCATCTACACCGCCGGCCCGTAAACCTCGGCCTCGCTGAACACCTCAACCTTCGACAATCCAGGAGCCTGAAGCATGGCGGATCTAACGATCACGGCGGCAAGCGTCGTGAAAGGGGCAAATGCCAAGACGGAAATTGGCACCTTCGGCGGCACTGTCGCCGCCGGCAAATCGGTCTATCTCGACCCGACCGACAAGAAGTTCAAGCTCGCCGACGCCGACAGCGCCACGGCGGCCGTCCGCACCACGCGCGGCATTGCGCTGAACAGCGGCGACAACAACCAGCCGGCGGTGATCCAGACCAGCGGGCTGATCACGATCGGCGCCACCGTCGTCGTCGGCACGATCTACGTGCAGTCGGACGTGGCGGGCGGCATCCGGCCGGCGGCGGACAATGGTAGCGGCGACTTCGTCACCGTCATCGGCATCGGCGTCTCGGCCAGCCAGATCGACCTGAACATCCACGCTAGCGGCGTGGCGGTGCCGTGATCATGGCTATTTTTCAGCCAGTTACTTTCGGATGGGGCGGCAAGGACTATACCGTACCAGCCGAGCGCGCCCTCGGTCTGATCGCGGAGATCGAAGAGGTGATGACCTTCATCGATCTCCTCGTCAACCGGGACAAGCCGAACCTGTCGAAGCTTGCCCGAGCCTATGGCGCGGCCTTGCGCTATGCCGGCGCCAGGGTGAGCGATGACGAGGTGTATGAAGGGCTCTTCAATCCCGGCAAGCTGTTCGAAGAAGTGCAGCAGGCGATTGCTGTCTTGTTGGCGATCATGACGCCTCCGAGCCTTGCCTCTGCAGTAAATTCTGAAGCGGACCCGAAATCTGGAGCCCGTTTCGGGGGAAACCGGCCAGCCGCCCCGGCCCGATCGTCAAAGCGCTCTTCCAGGCGGCGGTCGGCGGCGGCTGGGTAAGCCCCTCGGAATTCTGGGCCATGCCGCCGCACACCGTGTGGTGGCTGATCGAGGCGAAGACCCCGCGCAAAATGGTCGGCTCACTGACCGAAGACGAAGCCCTTGAGCTTTACGAGATGATCGATGGCCACAGCTGAAGTCGGGTCACTGCGCGTCACACTCGGCATGGACATTGCGGAGTTTATCGAAGGCAGCCAGAGAGCTGCGACCATGACGAGCGTTCTGGTGGCGAAGTTCGGTCTCATCGCCAGTGTCGCCGTGGCAGCCGGCACGGCGATCGCCGGTAAGCTGGGCTCCTCGATCGACAGCTATGTCACCTCGATCAAGGACGCCATCAACGAGACCGACGATATCGCGAATGCGGCGAAGAAATTCGGGCTGAGCATATCCGAGGTGACGGGGCTCATCCGTGACAATGGCCTCTATGTCTCGACGTTCAAGACGGGCATGGAGGCGCTGGGTGAGAGCATCTTCAAGGTGGCGTCCGGGGACGCCACCTCCGAGGCAGCGCGCGCCTTTGATGCTATCGGCGTCTCGGCTCTCAATGCGAACGGAAAAATGCGTCCGGTCGGCGACGTGCTGAAGGACATCGCCGGCAAGTTCGCGACCTACAAGGACGGTATCGAAAGGAACACGCTCGCCACCGACCTGTTCGGGAAGGCCGGCAAGGACATGGCCAATGTGCTGGACCTCGGCGCAAAGGCGTTCAAGGAGGACGCCGATGGCGCTCTCGATCTCAGCCATGTGTTGTCGGATCTCTATAATAATGCGGCCAAGAAGCTCGGCGACGCATGGGACGAACTGTCCAACAGCTTTAGCAATTTCTTCGATGCGCTGACCGGGGGCCAGGTGACCTCCAAGGGGTTCGCTGCCACCGTGCGCGACTGGGGCAAGGCCGCACTCGATTCGCTTCCCTCTACCAGGCAGATCAAGGAAGCGATTGACGGCCTGTTCGAGGTCGCACTCAAGACCGAGCAGCGCTTCCAGCGGCTCGCGGCGAATATCTCCGGCATGGGCCGCGCGGTGATGGCTCTGTTCACCAGCGATGACGTCAAGACGGTCAATGACGAGACCGAGGCCGCTATCAAGAAGATCGATGCCAGCGCTGCGGCGAGCCTTGCGACGTTCCGGGCGCTCTCCGCGGGTTGGGGGGCGACGGCCGAGGATGTCAAAAAGGCTTCGACGTCCATTGCGATCACGGATGCGCCGATGAAGCAAACGCTGAAGGAGATCGCGGAAGCGCAGCGGGAATGGAACCGCTCGGTCACCGAAGGCGTCAATCTGGCCAAGCAGTCTGAGGCGCCGTGGACGAAATACAACCGGCAGATTACCGATCTGGGCAATGCCTTCAAGGCCGGCAAGATCGATGTGGAACAGTACGCGCTGGCGCAAAAGAACGCGATCGAGCAAGCCAACATCGCATTCGCCGGCGGCGCCGAGCTGATCGCCAAGAACACCTCGCCTTATCAGCAGATGCAGGTCGAGATCCAGAAGCTGACGGATAAGTTCAATGCCGGCGCTATCTCGGCCGAAGCCTTTGGCCAGGCGCAGCAGCAGGCGGCGCTGGTGGCAGTGCAGGGCTACGCCAGCGGCGCGGCCAACATCGCCAGCTCGCTGACCCAGGTGTTCTCCAAGTCCAAGGGCGTCGCCATCGCTTCGGCGATCATCAATTCCTTCCAGGCGGCCTCGAATGCACTGGCGCAAGTCCCGTACCCGTTGAATTTCGCCGCGGCCGCTGCCGCGCTCGCCGCCGGCTTCGTGCAGGTGCAGAACATCCGAAAGACCACGGAAGGCGGCGGGGGCGGAGGCGGCTCCGCGGCAAGCGCGCCGGCGGCCACAGCACCAACACAAGCGCCGCAGCAACTGCGCGTTGAAGGTATCAACCCGAACTCGCTGTTCACCGGCAGCGCCGTCAAATCACTGGCTGATGCCCTGCTGAACTTCCAGCGTGACGGCGGACAGGTGGTGTTGGCATGACCGGAACCGTCATCACGCAAAACCTGGTCATCACGCCCGGCGTCGACGGCATCAACGCCGACAATCCGATCATCGGCTACCGGAATCTGGTCGCGGCTGGCAATATCTCCGCCACCAGCGCGGCGGCGGGCTTTCCGGCCAGCAACCTCGCCAATCCGGCGACGCATCTGCTGTGGAAGTCGACCCCGCTGCCGGTGGCGGACCAGTATCTGACCGTCATTCTCGATAGTCCCGACGATGTCGATTACCTCGCCGTCGCCGCGCATAATTTCGGCTCCGGGCTGATGGTGGTCTCGGTCGAGGGTAATCCGAATGATCCCGACACCCATCCCGGCGACTGGTTCGAGCTGATCTCGGAACGGCTGCTGGTGACGGACGGCCCGATCATCTTCCGCTGGACGCCGCAATCGCTGTTCGCCGTGCGGCTTCGTATCCAGCCGAGCGCGGCCGACACGCCGCTTACGCCGCAGCTGGCCGTGATGTATGTCGGCCTGCTGCTCACGCTGCAGCGCCGGATCTATGTCGGCCACTCGCCGATGCCCTATGCGCGCCAGCTGCAGGTCGCCAATCTGAAAAGTGTCTCCGGCGCCTTCCTCGGCAGGATCGTGCTCGGCCAGACGCGCAAAACCTCGGTCAACCTGCAGAACATCGGCGCGAGTTGGTTCCGGGCCTATCTGGACCCGTTCCTGGTCGCGGCGCAGGAAATCCCGTTCTTCTTCGCCTGGCGGCCCGGCACGTATGCCCAGGAGGCGGGCTTCGCCTGGCTGACCGATGATCCCGACCCCTCCAATATGCGCGCCAACGGCATGATGCAGGTCTCGATGCGCATGGAAGGCATCGCATGACGAAGGCCCTCACCTATGTCGAGATCGATGTGCCGCGGTTCGATGGCGATCCTGGGACGGAGACCTTCCGCTTTGCCCAGGCGACCGACTATCTGTCCAACAGCATCGACGCCATCCCCTCGATCGGCGACGTGTCGTTCTCGCCGGCGACGATCTCGCTCGGCGAGAATCTCGGCATGCGCGCCTCGCTGAAGATCGCCTTCAACGATCACAAGCACGTCTTCAACGGTGAGCCCTACGGCCAGGGCACGTTCTGGGGCAAATGGCGGGGCCGCTACGGCACGAAGCTCCGCGGGTGCCCGGTCCGGCTGATCCGCGGCGTCGTCGGTCAGACGCTCGAGCAGATGGAGACCCGACACTACATCCTCGAGGCGAGCGAGGGGCCGACGCCCGGCGCCTCCTACATGATCGAGGCCAAGGATGTTCTGAAGCTCGCCGACGACGACCGCGCCCAGGCACCTTACATCTCCAACGGCAAGCTGACAGGCGCCATCAACTCGTCGACGACATCGGCGGCGCTGACACCGACCGGCATCGGCAATCTGGAATATCCCGCGTCGGGCTGGATCTGCCTCGGCGGCAAGGAAGTCGTCGCCTTCACCCGCTCCGGTGACGCCCTGACCATCACCCGCGGCCAGTTCGGCTCCGTCGCGCAGCAGCACAGCGCCGGTGACCGCGCGCAGCTCGTGCTGCGCTATGACGGCGATAATGTCGCCGATATCCTCTATGACCTGTTCGTCACCTATGCCGGCGTGCCGGCGGGCTATATCAATCTGGCCGAATGGCAGGCCGAGACCGCGGCGCAGCTCGGCGTGATTTATGCGGCGACACTCTGCGAGGCGACCAGCGTCCGGAAACTGGTCTCCGAGCTGATCCAGCAAGCCGCGCTCGCCGTCTGGTGGGATGACCGGGCGCAAAAGATCCGCCTGCAGGTGCTGCGCGAGATATCGACCGACGCCGACACCTTCGGCGAGGACCGCATCATCGCCGGCTCGCTGAGCGTCAAAGAGCAGCCGACCAAGCGCATCAGCCAGATCTGGAGCTATTACGGCCAGCGCGATCCGACCGATGCTGCGGCAAAGGAAGACGGCTACCGGGCGGCGCTGGCGACCGTCGACCTGACGACCGAGGATGCCTATGGCTCGGCGGCCGTGACCAAGCTGCAATGCCGCTGGATCGAGACGCTGTCGGCGGCCGAGCGCCTCAATCAAATCCAGCTCAGTCGCTTCCGCGATCCGCCACGCAATTTCAACTTCTCGCTGGCCTTCAACGAGCTGGTCAATCTTGCCGGCGGCTATCAGCTCACATGGTGGGCCAACCAGGACGAGACCGGCCTGGCAGTCCCGGCAAAGATCCAGATCACCAAGATCACCCGCCATCCGGACCGGATCGAGATCGAAGCTGAGGAGATGCTGGCTTCCGGCGTCATCGTGCTGACGCACACGGTCATCCTGACCACCACCGGCTCATTGCTGAGCTGGCAGGTGCCGGCCACATGGAACAATGCCGATAATTCGATCGCGGTGCTCGGCGGCGGCGGCGGCGGTTCCAATGGCGGCAGCGCCGATGGCGGCAAGGGCGGCGGCGGCGCCGCCTTCTCAGCGATCAGCAATCTCACGCTGACGCCGGGCGCAATGATCTCCTACCGCGTCGGCATCGGCGGTCCACCGCAGACCGATGGCGGCGACAGTTGGTTCAACGGCGCGACGCTCGCCGCCTCCTCGGTCGGCGCCAAGGGCGGCAAGGGCGCCACCGGCAGAGCGACGGGCGGCCAGGGCGGCCTTGCCTCCGAAGGCGTCGGCACCATCAAGACCTCGGGCGGCACCGGCGGCAACGGCGGCAGCCATGATGATGAGCGTGGTGGCGGCGGTGGCGGCGGCGGTGCCGGCGGCCCGAACGGCAATGGCGCCAATGGCGGCGGCGTGCAGCAGGATAACGGTTCCGGCGCGGGCGGCGGCGGGGCTGACGGCGGCTCCGATGGCCAGGGGTTCATCGGCGGGTCCGGCAGCGAACTCGCCGGCGACGGCGGCAACAACCGTTTCAATTTCGGCGGCGGAACCTCCAGTCAGCCGACCGGCCAGGAAGGCGGCGGCGGCCGCGGCGATGACGGCACCGGCGTCGGCGCCGGCGGCAATGGCGAGCAGCTCTATACCCAGACTGAGGCGCCGATTTTCTCGGCCGGTCCTGGCGGCGGCGGTGGCGGCGGGCGGGAAAGCTCGCCCTCCAATCGCGGCGGGAATGGCGGGCTCTATGGCGGCGGCGCTGGCGGCGGTGGCGCCAATAGCGGCGGCGGCGGTACCGGCGGGCAAGGCGTGATCGCGATCACTTGGAGAGAGGCAAGCTAAATGGTCCTGGCACGATGGCAGGCGACGATCGTCGATGATGCGGGCAACGTCCAGAATGGCGCCTCGGTCGAGGTGCGCCTGGAGACTGGCGGCGCGCCGCTCGCCACGATCTATTCCGATCGCGCCGGCGCCACGCCGGTCAGCAATCCGATCACCGTCGGCGCCGACGGCTTTGCCGCGTTCCATGTCGCCGGCGGCGCCTATAAGATCACGGCGACGAAGGGCGGCTTCTCAAGGCAATGGCGTTATGTCGGGATCGGCCTCGCATCCGAGCAGGATTCCGCACCGATCGGCATTTCCTACATCTATGACGCTGCGACTGCTGATGCCGATCCCGGTGTCGGATTTTTCCGCTTCAATAATGCCACGCCCGGCAGCGCCACAGCACTATATCTCGACAACATCGACGCGGATGGCCTGACGGAGACCAGCTGGCTCGACACCTTTGATGATGCCGGTAGCTCCGGCGACCGCGGCACGGTGGTGCTTCGCTCCTCAAATGGCGGCGCCTTGCTGGTCGCACGGATCACAGGGAGCGTCGTCGACGGCTCCGGATATCGCAAGCTGACGGTTTCCGTGCTGGCCGCGAGTGATGCCGCAGCGTTCATCGCGGGGTCACGCTTCAGCCTGATTTTCAACCGCGCCGGCCCAGCGGGCGCAACGGGCGCAACTGGAGCTACGGGTGCGACCGGAGCGACCGGAGCGACAGGCGCGACTGGCGCTACGGGGCCGTCGAGCGCCGGAAAGCATACGATCTGGGTGCCGGCGAGCGCAATGGTGCTTGGCGCGGTGAATGCACCCTCATCCTCGACCTCGCGCGTCGGCGATGTCGCCAAATATCTGCTGAGCTACGACGCCACCAGCTTCGAGGAAGCGTTCTTCAGCATCGCGATGCCGAAGAGCTGGAATGTCGGCTCGTTCAGTTTCAAGGCGGTCTGGACCCATGGTGCGACAGCGACGAATTTCGGCGTCGTCTGGCAGCTGGTCGCCACGCCAGTCTCAAATGACGACACGCTCAACATCACATTGGCGGACGGCGTCCAGGTCACCGATACCGGCGGCACGACCAACGATCAGTATGTCACGGATGAAAGCGGCGCGCTGACCCTGACCACAATCGCGCCAGCTGCTCAGGACGTGATCTATTTCCGCTTCGCACGGCTGCCTGGCGATGGCGCAGACACTCTGGCGATCGACGCCAGTCTTATCGGCATCATGCTTTATTACACCACCAACGCCGAGACGGACGCCTGATGCTGCAGGTCAACCAGCTTTGCGGTTTTGGAGCTTTGTCTGGGCGAGCCCCGCTCACGACGCTGACCCTGTTCGGCTCCGCGGTGGGAACGAGCACAGGGACGGTCAACAACGCCGTCACGGCGCCAGCCTCGATCCAGGCCGGCGACCTGATGATATTCTGTCAGACGAACACCAGTAACAACGCCACGCTGCCGTCGGGCTTCACCCTGATTAATACGATCACCGACGGCACCACCCTGATCTCTACCAGCTACAAGATAGCTGCGGGAAATGAAGGCGGCACCACAATCACAGGTGCGACGGGCCTTGCATTCCAGTCCACGATCCTTGCGGTCTTCCGTGGTGATGTCCCGATTTCCGCTGTTACGGTCGCTAGCGTCGCATCGCAGAACGCGGGAACAAATACTCCCACAAATCAGGTTGTCACATCGAGCACGGGCCTCGCGCCGCTGATCGTCTTTGGTGGATACCGGGCGGCGAATACCGGCGCAGACATCTCGCCGCGTGGCATGTCGCCGGCCAAAGACGGCGAATTCAATTCGACCTTCCTGAAGCACTATCTCGCCTACAAAATTTACAACGCGTCGCCGGCGAACGTCACGGTGTCCATGGCCGATCACGGCGTTACGAATATGCTGCAGTCGTTCTATCTCGCCGCGGCCTAGGAACGTCCCGGCCAATACCGCAAGATCGCGCCATGCCCACGGCGCGGCTGAACCAGCCTCTCGACGAGGCAAAATCCCACAAAGGAAAACCGGATGCGTATTTTCGACGCTATTCTGGCGTGGCTGCTCGGCAAGCCGGCGGCGCGTCCAGCTGATCTGCCAATTGAGGTCCCCAGCAGCGGCGAACGCCCATGGTTGGCGCTTGCCCGTGCCGAACTCGGCACCAAGGAAGCGCCCGGCGAGGCCAACAATCCAAAAGTGCTGAAATACTACACCGACGCCGGTCACCCCGAGATCAACGCAGACAGCGTTGCATGGTGCGCGGCGTTTGCGGGCGCCATGCTGGAGCGATCGGGCACGCCGTGCTCCAAGCAGCTCAACGCCCGCTCCTACCTGACGTGGGGCAAGCCGGTAACGAAGCCATACCCCGGCTGCGTCGCGGTGTTCTCTCGCGGCGATCCGCGCGGCTGGGAAGGCCATGTCGGCTTTTTCCTCGAGCGGCACGGCGATGACATCCTGATCATCGCCGGCAACCAGGGCGACGCGGTTTCGATCGGCAAGGAGCCGGCGTCGCGTCTGCTCGGCTACAGAGAGCCGGTGACAGCGGGAAATTCCCGCACGGTGCGGGCCAGCGCCGCCGGCACCATCGGCGATGGCCTGGTGATCGCCGCCGTCTCCGGCAAGGGCATCGTCGAGAGCCTCCCCGACGCGCTGGCGATCGGCGACGGCATCAAGAGCCTGGCCACGACCTGGCCATGGTTCGCGGTGATCGGCATCGCCATCTCGCTCGCCGCCCGCGCGGCCGTGATCTATGCGCGGGTCTCTGATCTTCAGGAGAAGGGGCGCTGAGATGAATGTCATCGCCGCGATCGGAGCCGCCCTCTGGCCGCTCTTGCGCATGCTGGCGCCCGCAATGACGCCGAAGCTCACACTGGCCGGGATTGCTGCACTGGGCCTCCTGGTGAGCCACGGCGCCCTCTACGCCTATGTCAGGGTCAAAGCTCATGACGAGAAGGTCTACGCGCTGTTGCTGCGCGACCTCGAATGGAAAGAAGAGATCGAGAAGGAAAAAGAGGCCCATGCCGCTCAAATCAAACAGGCGCTCGACAAGGCCGCTGGCGAGCCTGCTACTCCTGCCGATGCTGCTCAGCGCCTGCAGCTCTGCCGAAAAAGCCCCACTTGCCGTGACGGTCGTTAATTCCGGCTGCGATGCCTTCGGCCAGATCACCTGGTCTCAGCAGGACACGCCGGAGACGTCGACCGCCGTGCGGCGTCATAACCGCACCTATGCCGAGCTTTGCCCGAAGGCGCCTTCCCGATGAGCGATGTGGCCTATGACCTATCCTGGTTTCGATCCCGTATCGGAAGCGAGGTTCCGGGCGACGATCGAGGTGGAGCTGCGGCACGTCCAGGGACAGATCGGGCTACTCTGGGATCATCACGGCAAGCGGCGCGAGGAAATCAAGGCAGTCAGCAAGGATCTCGTGCGGCGGATCGAGGTGCTCGATCGGAAGGCGTCAGCGGAGATCGAGGCGATCAAGAGCCGGATCAACGGCGCCGTCTACGCGGTCGCCGCGGCGGCGCTGGCCGCCTTGTGGATTTTGATCAAGCCGCGGCTCGGGTTTTGAAGCGAGCCGATATATTGCTGTGGAGCGCGGCGATCGGCGCCGGGCTCATTGTGGGATGGGCGATCGTCATATGAGGGCACAGGGCGGCACGGCGGTCATGGCGGCGCGCGCTTCGGCGCCGGATGCCCTGGATTATTTCCCGACGCCGCCATGGGCATCGCGGGCGCTGATCGGCGACGTGCTGCCGCAGCTCGGCGTCGCCTTCCATTATGCCGGCATGCGGCTGTGGGAACCGGCGGCCGGCGGAGGTCACATGGCGGAAACGTTGCGCCCATATTTCCTCGAGGTCTTCGCCAGCGACGTGCACGATTATGGCCGCGGCTATGCCGTCGGCTCATTTGTCGGCGAGGGGCCCGACGTGGCGCGCTGCCCTTTCAAGCCGGACCTGATCGTCACCAACCCGCCGTTCAACCGGGCCATGGAGTTCGCCGATCGCGCCCTCGATGAGGCCCGCGTCGGCGCGGCGCTGCTCGTGCGCTCGGCATGGGCGGAAGGCTGTTTCCGATATCAGCGACTGTTCCGCGACCGCCCGCCCTCGATGATTGCGCAATTCGTCGAGCGCGTCCCGATGGTGAAGGGGCGATGGGACCCTGACGCGAGCACCGCGACCAGCTACGCCTGGTTTGTCTGGCGCAAGGCGGACCGCAGCAAGCGCTGCAGCTATGTTTGGATTCCCGATGGCGCCCGCGTCCGGCACTCGCGGGCGGAAGATCGCGAACGGTTCGCCGATCGAGATCTGGCCTGACGGCAGGCACAGAAAAAGCCCCGGTCGGATCGCTCCGGCCGGGGCTCAAATCGCAATCAGTTCGTCTTGGCTTTGCTGATACCTCTGGCGACGCAGAAGTTATTCGGGGCGCCATTGACGCCCCAGGAAACTCCACCGCCAGCATGCGGGTAGGCGTAGATATCGCCCATCCGGAAGCGCTCGCTTTCGGCAAAGCTCGTACGGCGGACCTTCTCCACCAAACGCGTGACTGCGGACTGCGTCTCAGCGTCGAGTGTCTCGAACTCGTCGCCCATGCTATAGCTGCTCTTGGTTGTCATGGATGGTACCTTCATCTGTGATGACAAGGCCTCCGTCGGTGCTTCCAACACCAGCGGGGGCCGCTTATCGGGCTTCGCCCGTCGCTGCCCTCGCGAGCGGCGAGGGCAGAAAGAGGCGGCTGCATCAGCTCTTGTTGCCGAAGATGCGGCTGATCGAGGGCTGGTCGCCAATCGTCCAGCGCTCTCGCGCCTTCTCGGCCGCGGCTTCCGCGTCCATCTCCGCCCGTATTTCGGCGGTCATTGTCTTGCCGATCATCGGGCGGGCGACGGCGAGGCCAACGCGTGCCCAGCCGCGCAACATTTTCTGTCCGTTCATGTCGTTTCCTTTGGTTGCTCGTCAGGCCGGCGCCACCAGGGCCGGCGACGCTGATTGCTCAGCGTTTCGCTTTTAAAAAAGGCGGGGCTTAACGCCCCGCCGCCTCCATCTCCCGTTGCGCTTCGCAGAAGCGCGCCATCGCGGCCATGTATTGGTTCGGCTTGCCAGCCTCGAGCTTGCGCTCCTCGGCGTGCAGTTTCTTCTGCGCTGCGGCGAACCGGGATTTCAGGGTGCTTTTATTCATCGTCGTCTCCTTTGTTTGGTTGCCTTCCAGGTCTTCCGGCTCCTGCCGGTCCCTCCTGGCTTTTCGGGTCTGCCTACCGCCTCCGCTTGGGTCTGTGGCTTGGTAGGTCTGGGCTATCCCGTCGCCCTGTCTATGTACTGAATATAGCTATTTTCCCCTGAAATGTAAACACGTGTAGGTACAAAATGTGCTAATAAATTCCGTATACGGATCACTTTTTCGTGATCGACAGCAATTAAGTTTTGTATTTACGTGTGCCTACGTTTGAGTTAGCCAGTGCCTATGAGCAAACCCACGAAGAAGATGTATAATTTCCGGTTCGATGATGACCTCATCGACAGCATCGATGCATGGCGCGAGCTGCAGCCGGTGCCCCCGTCACGGACGGATGTGTTCAGGATTGCGGTCGAGCGTTTTCTAGCCGAGGTAGCTGGCCAGAGCCGGCGAGCATCCAAGGCGAAATAGCTCATCACTGGCGCTCTCAAATCGGAAAGTGCGGCGGGATCGCCGGATACGGATAGGGCGATGCCGCTGGTGTAACGCCAGCCGGCGAAGCGCGGTAAACGCCGAGCGAGGCGCCTGTGGCGGGGTCGATCAGAATGAAGGTGATCGGCTGGCCAAATGCGGTTGCCTGCGCCACAGCAGCCTGCGCGGTCATCGCCGGCAAGCTGGGAATGACCGGCAGCGAGGGCGCTGACGGCGCCGGTCGCTTCAGCGCCGCGGCGAGGATGCCGATCAGCACCAGCGCGCCCGCCGCGATCGCCAAGCCTAGAAACAGCCCCTCGCCCTCGGTCATCAGAGCTGGACCGCCATCGATCGCAGGACACGGTAGAGCGCCTCGCACTCCCGCGTCGGCGGCTCGCCCCACATGTCGATCGGGATCACCAGGCCTTCCGTCTCCGCGAACAGGATCGGGTCAATCTTGGCGACGGCGTTCTGCGCTTCGACATTGGCCATGGCGGCGTCCGCGATCCGACGCGCGGTGGCCTCGATGTCGAGCACCTTGATCGCCTCGGCAGGTGCGCCGATCCGCATGTCGTAGCCGGCGAGCCGGACGCGATAAGATGTCTCCAGGATGTCGGCCGGGGGCTGGGGCAACGCCAGGGTGATCATATGCGCGCTGTCCCGCTTGCTCTCGACGAAATCGGGGAACAGCATCGGCAACAGCGTGCCATTGCGCTCGCGCTGACGGATGATGGCGGCCGTCGCGTTGGCGATCTCGCGGGCGCTCGGCATGCCGTCATGCATCAGCCAGCGGCTCCGGCGGGCCAATCGCTGCACCTCGCTGATCAGCGCCGACGCATCGCCGAGCGCGCGGCCATCAACCGGCATCCGGTAGACGCGGGCGGCCTTGGCGGTCTCCGTCCATGCGTGGTCGGAAAAGAAGCCATAGACGATGCTGACGCCGACGCTCTTGAGCCGTTCGATGTGCTCACGCTGGGCAGGATAGCGGTCGATCGCGCGGGGCAGCGTCTTGATGTCACCGCGATATTCGGCGCCGGGGCGCCGCGAAGACGCGGGAACTGTCGCGGGCACGCCCGCGCGAGATAGCTTGATCGGCAAGTTCATCGGTTGTCCTTTCGGGGTTGGTCAGTTTGGGCAGGGAGTGCGGCGGGTGCGGCCGCCAACCGGCCAGACGCCGCGCTGGCCACCATCGTCGCCGGATGCAGACCACCAGCTGTCGCCGGTCGAGCCGTAGACCTCGCGGGCGATGCGGCGCTCGAAATCGCGGAAGCCGACATGCTGGGTGCTCTCGCGCTCGCGGCCCTGCTCGTAAAGCCAGCAATGATGGCTTTCATGGGCGAGGGTGCGGGCGCGGGCGATCTTGCCGGTGCGCCAGCCGCGGGGGAAAATCTGCGGCGTGCAATCGTGCGAGTAGACGTAGGCAAGTGTATTGCCGCCATCGCGCGTCAGCTCGCGGATGCCGCGCACGAGGCGCATGTTCTCGATCAGCTCGGGCGATCCGCTGGCGGCGAAGTCGGCGAGCGTTTCGCGCATCGCGGTCTTGAACTCCGCACCGCCGTAAATCGGGATGTGCGCCAGAAAAGCCGTGTCGCCGCGCGAGCCGCCCTCATTGCCGGCGAGCTTATCGCCCTTCACGGCCGCCTCGCCCTCTCCGAAGCGCTCGCCGAGTTTTGGGTCGCGCGGTGTCGATGCGGGCTCGGGATCGGCTTGCTGGCCGGCGGGCGTGCGCTCGGATGTTGGCGCTCGGCTCTGGATATTCGTCAGCAGCAGCGTGACGACGGCGCCGCCGATCGCGGCCATGATCAGGGCGAGGATGCCGCGCGGAAGTTCGAAGTCTCTCAAATGCTCGAGCGCATACCGGACCAGCACCAGGCCGGAAAGGACGGCAGCGACAATCATCACGAGAATCGGCAGCACGCCGGGCTCGCCAAAAAGCGTCATCACATCAGCCTTGTGAAAAGCGGGCCGAGCGATGCGGGGAGAAATCGCGATCGCTCGGCCTGTCGCCCCCGGTGAATTCGGGGTAAGCGTGAGCCTCGACGCTCACTTACTGGGATGATATCCAATTACTGGGATGGTTATCCCAGTATCAGGCTCTTTTTGTCAAGCGTGAAGCGGACTATGTTCCGCACATGGGGCGGAACTCATTGATTCGACTTACAGGTTTGCAATGCCGATTGGCGCGGACAGCGCTGCGGTGGACCATGGAGGATCTAGCGAAACACGCTGGGGTCTCGAAAAACACGGTCAATCACTTGGAAAAGGATCAACCGTCCAACCTGTCCACGCAGGAACAGCTACGCCGCACATTCGAGGCGCATGGAATTGAGTTCATCAACTCGAATGGATTGCGGGTGAAGAAGTCGCCGAGCGGCGAGGGCGGCTGATCACTCAGCCGGCGGGAAAACCTTCGCCTCGATGCGATCCAGCCGCTGGCGGGTCTCGGCTTCGAACTTCTCTCTGGTGAGCCTTGCCTGCGTCGGCTCGATGCCGACTTCGCGGGCGACATCCTCAAGCAGAGAGCGATCTTCGGCGTGCATGCGCTTCAGCTCGGCGACATCGCCGCGCAGTTCGGCAAAGCCGGCGCGCATTTCGGCACGCAGATCACGTAGCAGGCGCAAAACGATGTTGTCGGGTTCGTCAGCCATGGCCCGCATCATGCCGGAGGCAGGTTAACGGGTCAACCTGCCGCCTTCGCCTCAGCTTTGAGCCGCTCCTCAAGATCTTCGAGCGCGATCTCGATCACCTCGACCTTGGATTTCTCCAGCCAGACGCTGAGCCGCTCCAGGCGCTGCCGCGTCAGCTCCGTGGTCTTGATGGCAATCTGAGCCGGGCGCGTCGTACGGCGCGGGGCGCCCCTGCTGGCCGAGGCCTTCGCTTGGCTTTCACGGCCGAGGCGGCGGTCCAGCGTATCGGTGCCCAGCCGATCAAACGGGTTTCTCGTCTCTTCTCTCATCACCCACCTCCTCCAATGCTGCCCATAGCGCCGAGATCTCGGCTCTAGCCTTCGCGCTGATCTCATTGCCGGCCTTGCCGGCGGCATCAGCGCGGACGTAATCGCTTCGCTCCGCCACGATAAGCGGCTCCACTGCCGAACGGCTGCGCAACAGGTCCGCTGCATGCTTGACCAGTGACGATCGCCGATCGGCGCGGTTGATCACATAGACCGTGCGGTCCGCCTTGCCGGCCCTCTCAATCAAATCGCGCGCCGCGCCTTGCGCTTCAAGGTCCTTTATCGACGCCTGCACAACCACGACGACGCAATCGGCGGCGTGGATCGCCTCGCTGACGACCGCCATATCCGAGCCCGGCGTATCGATCACCATCACATCGCGCTCGCTGCGATGCTCCCTGATGTCCCGCAAGGCGCGAATCATCGACCCGCGGCTGGCGAGCATCATCGGGTTCTCCGGTCCGCCGCGGCGGCGCCACCACTCGGCCGTCGATTGCTGGGGATCGAGATCCGCAAGGAACACCGAGCGGCCGAGCCTTGCCGCTTCCACGGCGAGGCACTCGGCCAGTGTCGATTTTCCACAGCCGCCCTTGGTGCTTATCAGCGCCACCACGAGCATGTTCGGGCCTCGCAATCCATCACATTCGCGGCAAGTCTAGACAGAAATCTAGCCATCTGTCTAGACGCGGTGTTTTCGCGCTGGACATCGCGCCCGCGTCCATGATATCCATTTGTCTAGACAAATTGGCTAGACAGATGAGGCACACAATGACACAGGCGGTTTTGAAGGAGGAAATGCCCGCCGGCCGCAAGCTCTGCTGGGGCTCGCTCGGCGCGGGAAGTCTTGGCTTGGCGACCGGCCTCGCCGCGGTGGCGGTGGAGATTTCACGGAACTATGAGTTCGGCGCCGCGAAGGGGCCGATCGTCGGCGCGACCTATGCGCTGTTCGCTGTCGGCCTGGCGGTGGTGCCAGCGATCGCACAGAAAGCGGGCTGGAATGCCATGCTGCGGACGCTGTTTGCGGTCTGCATGGCAATGACGGCCTATTTCGGCGTCGCCTATTACTCGGCCGGCATCCTGGCCAAGGCCGATGCGGCCAAGACGCGCATGGCGGCCTATCGCGATGCACGTGCTGAGATCGCAGCCGCACAGAAGGCGCGCGACGACGCCGAGGCCGAAGCCACAGCGATCGCCGAGACGGCGTCAGTCGAGGATCTGCTCGCGATCGTCGCGCGCGAGCGTGAACTGGCGCAGATCGAGGCGAAAGACCGCGGTGGCCGCGGCAAGCTGGCGAAGGCCCACGAGGATGCCGAGCAGGCGGCCATGACCCGTGTGCCGGCTGCGCGTGCCAAGGCGGCGGCTCTCGCCCGCGCCGACGCCGCTAGCGCTCGTCTCGCCAAGGCGCGTGACGATGCCAAAGGCGGCACCGTCACGACGGCGCCGCTGGCGACGCTGATTGCCGAGCAGACCGGCGGCAATGCCGAGCTGATTGCATCGGCGATCGACCTCGGCGAGCCGCTGTTCATGGTGCTTGGCATGCTGTTCTTTGCGGCTCTGATCGATAAGTCGCTGTCGACGCTGATCTGCGGCCTCGGCCGGCGTGAGGTTGTCGCCGAACTGCCGGCGGCACCGGCCGCGAAGCTGGCTCAGAAGGCGAAGGCCAAACCGCAAGCGCCGCTGAGTGATTGCGAGCTGATCGCCCTGTTCATTGGCCAGCTTCGGATGGGCCAGGGCGAGCTGACGCCGAAAGAGCTGTACAGCCATTTCTGTGTGTTCTGGATGGCGCGGGCATCGGAGCGGGCTCTGCCGAGCCATCGCACGCTGGCCTCGTCGCTCACCGCCAAGGGCGTGGCGCGCAATCGGCGTGGCGGGCAGACGCGCTACGAGGTTGCTCTCGCCGCGTAAGCAGTCGAGAGCAGAATGGGCGGGCCGGCAGGCCTCGACTGCCGGCCCGTTCTATTTCAGCCAGCGCACCCGCGACACCTCGGCGCCATTCTCCAGCCTCACGCCCTCCAGATCATACCGCAGCCTGGTCTTGTCGCTGCCCAGATTGCCGCCGGCGATCGAGAGCAGGCGCGACGCTTCGGCGGGCCGCTGCTTCGCCAGCGGGTGATCGGGATCGACGCCGGCATTGAGTATCATGCGGGCGCGCTGGGCATAGACCTTCGGGCCGCCGAGATGCTCGGCGCTGTCACCGCGCTTGCCGGCTTCCTTGTGCATGATGCCGAGCAGGGCGATGCCGTTCGCTTGGCAATAGTCGAGCAAGGGCCGGAGCTTGGCGCGGGCTTCGACCTGGCGCGCTGCCTCCGCGCCGAACATCTCCCGGAAAGGCGACAACACGATCAGTCGCACAGTGTCGAGCTTGGCGACCTGGCGCTGCAGCTCGCGCATGCCATCGGCGCTCGACAGATCCATCGGCACCGATGCCGCCAGAACGCGGCGCATATCGGCGCCGGCGGCGATCAGGCGGCCCCGCGTGACCGGCTCGGGATCTTCGGCCTCGATCACCAGCGCCGAGCCGGGCGCCTCTCCGGGCGCTCCGCACGGCCATGCGGCGCCGCGCGTCACTCGTGCGACGATATCGAGCGCCACGGTGCTCTTGCCGGCCTTGGGCGCGCCCATGATCGCGGTGAACTGTCCCGCGGGCAGGATGCCGGGCCAAAGCCAGGGCAATGGTGCCGCATCCATCTGGTCGCCGCGCTTGAAAGCATCGTCGACCGGCGCGTCTTGGCCGCTCGCGCGCAGCCGATCTCCGACCAGGTGGTAAGCCGGCGTCTTGATCGGCGGCAACCAGGTCACCGGGAATCGCCCGGCGAGCCGGATGCCGGTCTGGCGAAACATGATGGTGCCCGGCAGCGGCACCGGCTCCCCGACGGCGTCCTTGCCCTTCTGGGCCTTGACCAGACGCGTGACCAGGCGCCGCGCTTGCGCCTCCTGGATCGGCGCAGCCAGCTTCCAAATGCAAGTATAGTCGTCGGCGCAGAGCATCAGCTGCGGCGGCGGGTCAAGTGCCGCCGGGCTGCCCTGCAGCGGCACTCGGCCGGCGATCCAGCTGTGACCGCCCTCGGCGATCGCCGGCAGCATCGCGAACACCGACCGGCCGGCCAGCTGGTGCCCCCTGATCCACTCGACCATTGGCGCGGCCGTATTCGGCCCGAAGGCGCGCGGCGTGCCGCCGCTGATCAGCCGCCACGGCGGCGCGCCCAGTCGCTTCAAGAATGCAATTGCTAGTTGTGGGTTCAATCCTGGCAGCGTCGGGCCGAACGTTCGGACGGGTGATCGCATTGCATCCTTCAGCATGCAGAGCCTATGCCGAGCGCCATGCTCAGCTACATTGTAACATTCGACGCTTTACAAAAACGCGAGAATGACGATCCGCGAAAAGTCCAATGGGACCGTCCTCATGGATGATCCCATGGGCGGATATCCGCCCATCCTCCCACTGATGCTCCCACTGTGCATGCGTTATCCTCCCTCTCCGCATGCACATCATGCAGTGCATGATTTTCCCGATTATCGGTCATGCCCTATGGGGTGTGCCAGCTAAACCATCGGTTGCAGGCTCGAATTCGACATCGATCGGATCGGACTCGGCGGTGAAGCGGATGCCGGTATAGAATTGGCCGCCAGACTTGATCTTGCCGATCCGTCCGCCTGATGCCGAAGCTCGAGATGTGAGCAGGTCGCCGAACTTTTTCGAGCTGAGCGGCGGCTGCGCATTCATCCGGCATGTCTGCGCATAGTCCTCATAGGCGGCGCTCGCCGACAGCCGCCCGGCGGGATCGTAGACGATGCGGCCATTGAACCAGCTGTCGAAGACGGCTTGTGGCGTGAGGATGGCGCCCGCAGCATCGGGCATCATGCCGGCCGCCGCTCCGCCGGTCGAGGGCGAGGCCTCGGAATTCGGCAGGCGCACGGCCTCGGCGATGCCGAGCATGGCGAAGCGGGCGATCCATCCGCAGCCGGCGACGGCGACGAGACCAAGCAGTGCCAGGATGACCGTCCCGCCCGTCGTGGCGGGCCTGCTGTCGAACCAGCTCTTTGTGGCTCGGCTGTACCGATCACAGCGCTCAGCCTGCCATGTGTTCTCCGGGGCCGTGCAGCGCCCACTATGGCGCCACATCGCCTCGCTGATGCCGTAGCGCTCGCGCTGCTCGATGACGCGGGCGCTCTCGATCCTCGATTTCGGCGGTCCGGAGAGCGTGGCGGCATAGATGACGCCGATCGCCGCGACGCCCGCCGCAATGCACCACGCGACCAGGACCAGGCGCGCTTCATGGGGATAGTTCCGCGACGTCGTTGCATGCACGAGCGGCAGGCCGACGACGGCAAGCGCCAGGCCGACGGCCACAAGGATCGCCACGGCCTTGTCGCCGGGCGTGGCGCCGATGCTGCCGGCCGAGACGACCAGCCAGATCGCGACGCCCGCGCCGAGCAGGATCGAGGCGAGCCCGACCGTGCGGCCGATGGTATGAGCGCCGAGCTCGGCGACGTCGCGGGCATCCCGCCTCGTCTGCGCCGCTTGCGGCTGGGTGATGACGATGGGCGCCGCCGGGACTTGGTAGGGCGGATAGTGCGGCGACGGGCTCGGGTAACCCGGATAGAGAGGGTATGTCATCTGCGTCTCCGCCTCCCATGGCGTTCAAAGATGTCATTGAGGCCTTCTTCGACTAAATCAGCGACGATCGCGCCGATTTCGTTGGCGACTTGTCGGATATTCGCTCTTATTTCGGCTAGATCGGTCAGCTCAAAGACTTCGCTTGTTTCATCGATCGGGAAGGTCTTTTTAGCCTTGGCTCGTCGGGTAGATGGCGAGTCATCCGCGATCCCGACCAAGTGCAATCCGACATAAAAAACGGAGCCGTTGGATTTCATTTTGCCAACTTTGGCATTCCTCAACACGTAGGCACTGAAAAGGTCGCCAAACTTCTTATGAGATGTACAAAGCGCGCTCCTGGCGCGATAGCTCTCATACGCATCGCTCGCTTTGATGCGGCTGCCGGCGTTGAACGTTACGGACGCTGCAAACCATTTTTCGAAGGCCGCTATCGTTGCGGCTTCGTCCTCGAAGCGGGCCAACGTCACCGCGTGCCGCTCCATCAGATTGGCTAGATGGCCGACCGGGCCGATTGGCTCTCCGTTGATCGTCTTGATTGGCATCAATGCCGTTCCTTTCATCGGCGGGAGGCCGCGAAAGGACGGGCCAACCCTAGTGCATTGTCTCAGCCAGCTCGCGGCTGATGGTGCGGGTCCTCGCTACGAGCGACCGCGCGGTGAGTTCCATGAAGTCGCGGAAGGCGTCGGGGGCCTCGTCCGGCCCCATGCCATGCGCCGCCATGATGCGGCACATGCATTCGGTGAGCGCCGCAAGGGCTGCCGGCGGCGCCGCGTCATCGCAAAGGCGAAGCAAGTCATCATGAAGCTCTTCTTGAAATAACGGCATCAAGTCACCTCCAACATTTGGAGTATACTAGCCGTCAATCTGCGCTAAATATAGGAAAATCTTAGGGATTTGCTTCAGCTCAGCAGCATCGTTGCCGATGCCCAGAATAGCGCCAGCAGCCCGACGCCCATGAATGCGAGCAAGCCATAAAGCACCCGGTCACTGTCCGGAGGGATGAAGGCGTGATCGCCGGTGTCGAGCCGGCTCTGCCAGCCGGACTCGTCGTGGTAGTCGGCACCGTCGTCGGAACTTTCGGGGAACCCGGTGTGCCGTATTTTGTGCGGCACTGGTGTCGGAATTGGCGCTTTTGGCGAACGGTTGGTGAACGCGTTATGGCCAACGCCGCGTTGAAAATCCGTTGCTGTGCTTGGATTTTGCTTGGTTGGGGGACTAGGACTCGAACCTAGATTGACGGAGTCAGAGATCATAATCGCTATCCTTTCGCGTTGCTGGATATGCGTTGCGTGGCAAGGGATTTGTTAGAAGTCCGCCGATCTTCAATCTTGAGAACGTGCCGGGATTTGTGCGACCGCTCGACAGCCTGATGAAGCTGGTCGACGCCGAGGAAGGCGTAGACCTTCTGCGTGACCTCCACGCCGCTGTGACCAAGCCAGGCCGAAACCTCCTCGATCGACATGCCGTCGTCGCGCAGCCGGCGCATGCCGCATGTGCGCCGGAGTGCATGGAAGCTGACCGGCGTGATCTGTGCCTCCTCGCAGCGCCGCTGCAGTGGAACATACATCTGCGAATAGCGTCGGCCGTCGCGATGCCAGAAGACGAGGTCGGTATGCCGCGAGCGGGGCAGAGCGGCGAGCAGCTTCAGTGAGCGCTTCAGGATCGGCACCGACCGGGCGCGGCTGTTCTTGGCGGTCGACTTCACCACGCGCGCCTCGCGCCGCTTCAGGTCGATCTCTGGCCAGCGCAGACTGAAAATCTCACCGTCCCGAAAGCCGGCATCGATGGCGAAGGCGAAAGCGGCCTCCTGCATCTGATAGCCGTGCCGATCGCGCGGATGGGTCGCCTCGCGCCGGAGCTTCTGCAAATGGTCGAATAGCTGCTCTTCATCTGCGTTCGGCAGGAACTCGTCGCGGGGCTCACTCTCGACCAGCCCCCGCTTGCGTGCCTTGCGCAGATAGGCCTTCGCCGGGTTGATCTCGATCCACTCCCAATCCTCGGCGAGTGAATAGACGAGTGCAAGGCAGACCAGGTCGCGGCGGATGGTGGAATTGGTGACGCCTGCGGCACGGCGCGCGACCTCGAAATCGCTGAGCGCCGCGCTGCCAATCTCATCGAGATATTTGCCGATCAGGTGCTCTGCGAGATTCATCAGACTGACCCGGTAGCGCTTGGCGGACGTTGGTTTGATCCGTGGAAAGTGCTCGTCGATGAAGCGATTGACGGCCTCGTCGAATTTGCGGCGCGGCTTGTCGCCCCATTTGCCGGCTTTGACATCGGCGACGAAGCTCAGCAGCCGCTCGCCCGCAACTCCTTTAAGCGGCGTATCAAGGGAACGTCGGTACTCTTTGCCGCGGTACGAGACGCGCCCCCACCAGATTTCCCCCCGCTTGTAGATTTTGGCCATGACTTCGACGCCCCCTTACCCCACCACTTCAGAAACCCCTCCCGCTCGAAACGCCAACCGGTGCGAGGGCCTTGCGGTTGGATTGCCCATTTCACCTGCTTATCCGCCGCGAGCCGAAGGAAATAGCGCTCGCTAAAGCCGGTCATCTCGGCGAGTTCGCGCGCAGTGAGCATAGGCTTTTCCGTGGTCACGCGACGGCCTCCAATCCAAATACCGGCGCGGTATCGATCCGCTGGATCTGCGGCACATAGTTCGCCCGCACCAGCGCTTCCGCCATCGGCGGGCAGACGCTGTTGCCACACATCCGGATCGATGCCGTCTTGGTGAGGGTGATCTCATGGCCGTCCGGCATGACACCGCGGTCGACGATGTAGCTGTCTGGGAAGCCTTGCGCGCGAAACAGTTCGCGCACGCTGAGCATGCGCATGCCGATATCGACGATCTCGTAGGGCTCCCCCTCGACCATGACGAGGCCGAAGCGGGCTTTTGTGCTCGCGGTGTGCAGCGGATCGGCGATGTCCTGATCCTGGCCGCCGGTGCCGTAATACTTCATGAGGAAGGCGCGGACTTCGGCCTGGTGCCAGCCGCCGGCCGTCACGGTGCGCGCGGGTTCTTCCGGCGCCGACATACGGCGGTCGCTGCCCTTCATGTGCAGCAAGCCGGCAGAGACGACCGCTTGCTGTGCGCCGGTGCTGGTCACGGTTGAGAGCGGATGGCGCGCATCGCGGGCAACGACGCCAAGATTGTGCTGGGCAAGAAATGCCGCCACGAGCGCCTGTTCGCCGCGCTGCGCCGTGGTGATCGTCCGCAGCGGCTCGTCGACGTCATAGACGCGCTCGTCGCCCTGATGCGTGACCGGCACCAGAAAGGGCCTGGCCGCGTCGAGCACGTAGCGCTGCACGCCCTTGGCGATCCGCGCCATGGTAGCCTCGGCGAGCGGGCGATTGACGCCGGCGGCGCGGCCTTCTTCCCGCGTTAGAAAAATGCTGTGGCATGGCAGCGACCAGTCGATGATCTCGGCGGCGGTGCGCCATGGAAGCTTCCGACCGGCGATGACGTCCGGATCTGTCGGCTTGCCGTGCGTCGGCTTCGGCCAGACGATTTTTTGCCCGTCGCGCCTGGCGATCAGGAACAGCCGCTTGCGGATCGTCGGCGCGCCGTAGTCGCAGGCCCTCAGCTCGCGCCACTCGACGCGGTAGCCCAGCCGGCGCAGCTCGCTGACCCAGCGATTGAAGGTCGCGCCGCAGCGGTCGGGGCAAGGCTTCCATTTGCCGTCGACCGTGGCGATCAGTGGCCCCCAGTCGGCGAATTCCTCGACGTTCTCCAGGATGATGACGCGGGGGCGGACGCGCTTCGCCCAGAGCACGACCGTCCATGCCAGATCGCGGATCTCGCGCTTGACGGGCTTGCCGCCCTTGGCCTTGCTGAAGTGCTTGCAGTCAGGCGAGAACCAAGCCAGCCCGACCGGGCGCCGGCCAACAACCTCCATCGGGTCGACGTGCCAAATATTCTTCGATAGATGCACGGTCTCCGGATGGTTCGCGGCGTGCATCGCGAGTGCTTCGGCGTCGTGGTTGATGGCGTAATCCGGGCCGCGGCCCAGCGCGAGCGCGATGCCGGTGCTGGCGCCGCCGCCGCCGGCAAAACTGTCGATGACGAGTTCAAGCATGGATGATCGCCCATGCCCAGGGCTGGCGGATCGAGAGGGCTTTCATATGGAGGCCTCCGGCTCCGACCAAGCGCCGCGAGCGATCAGCTCTCGCTTCCAGAGGTCTTGCATCTCCGGCGTGCAATGCGCGATCGCGTCCGCCCAGGTCGGCCAGCGGCCATGCTGGGCGTAGAAATGGTACTGGTAGCAGAGCGATTGCTGGTTGTGCGGCAGCTCCGGCGGGTGATCGACGGCGCATTCCGGGCAGGTGCCGGGCGGAGCCGGCGCAATGAAAAAGTCCGTCGTCTTTTTCTCGATCAGCTCGCCGGTGTCGACGCTCCGGATCTCGGTGGGGATCTTCAGCACTTTCATCGGGAAGCCTCCGCGCGCTTGCGCAGCCAAAGCAGATAACAGCCGCGCTTCTCTGCCTTCGGGCATCCATCCCACCAATGGTGGCAGGAGCCGGGGCCGGCCTGCGGGTCGCGACCGCAAGTGTGTTTACCCGGCGGCGGCGTCCATGTTTCTGTCGGCGACAGAGTCAATGGAAGTTGCTCAGCCATTGGCTCTCTCCAAATTGCGGCGCCGCCTCAAGGCAATGAGAAATCTAATGTCCGACACGACGCACTGGGCGCCGCGCCAGGCCGCGAGGATCGAAAGTCCGATGATCAGTCCCCAAAGAAACAACGTCAGATCGCCGATGTACCAGGCGTATGAGCAGGGGGCGGAGGAGATGCCCTCGATGCGGATGATCATGATGCTCTCTCCGGCATCTCATTGTGCTCGCGGCCATAAACGGCTGCAAAGGTTCGCAGAAGAGCTTCGAAGGCGTTCTCGCCCGGCTTAATGAGCTGGTCATAGGCGTCGGCTATGGAGCCGATGCAATGCCCGCACGCATTCTCTTCGGCGCGTTCATATGACCTGAGAGCCGCCACCGTCGTGATCAGCGGCCAGCGCGGGTCATTCCCGAGGGCTGCTTTGTCGACCTCTGACATTCCCTCGATAATCTCATTCACGCGCTCAATGGTCAGATCGATCCGACGAGGCTGCGCGAAGACAATCCCAAGCTGCGTCATGATGCTCTCTCCGGCATCTCATTGTGCTCGCGGGCGTCGAGATTTGAGGTGTCAGGCTGGCTCTCAGCCGCAGGCGAGGCACCATCGCTGCGCTCTTCAGTCTGGCCGCACTGGTCTTTTGGGGCGGGCGGCATGGGCATCCAATGTGTCGGTTTGCCGAACTGGATCTCGCTGATTGAGCTGCAGCCATAATCTCCCGGCGAAGTTCCGGCCCACCACCAATCGCCGCCATAGTCATCATCGTGCCATCGCGCTTCGCCCAAGACGGGTCCGCGAGGGCCGCCAGTAACCGCGAGGATGACCGGTGTGGCATCCTTTGGAGCGGTCTCGATCGGCAGCCAATCGATCTCAGTCAACGAAGTACCTCATGTCGTAGACTCTATTGCCGGCCGGCGATGCAGGGTGCACCTCCTGCAGCTCACGCTCGAATTGCGCATTGACATCGGCGTCAAGCGTCTGGGGGCTGACCATCGCCACCCATGCCAGGACCGGCACGCCGCCCTCCGTCTGGCCCTGCCAGATCCGCGCCGGCATGCCGTTCAGCTTGCCGATCTTGTCAGTGTTCTCGATGGTGATCTTCATTCCTTCACCGTCTTGGGTTTGAGGTAGGCATAAGCAGCCGCATAGGCGGCGCCGACCACGCAGAACAGAAACCAGAGGGCCTTCGCGACGATGCCGAAGGGCCAGATGATGATCCGCCCAAGGCGGTAGTCGCTCAGCGGACGTTTCATTTGGGCATCTCCGGCAGGCGCACATTGCGGGGGCCGATGTGCTCAATCGGAGGCGTAGGCACCGGAATCCGACGATAAAGGCGCCGCCGGTGGCCTTGTCGCTCTGGCGGGATTGGCCCGTCTTCCCACTTGCTTTCGATGATGCCGCGCTCTTCCCATGCAAAGACGCGGCTGTAAAACTGCGCGACGCAGACCTCCGACGCTCTGACGATGTCCAATGAGCGACGCCATTCGGTGTCGGACATCGCGGCTAGAATCCGTTCGCTCGCCGGCGGCAATTGCCACCAATGGATGATCGCTTTGATGATCCGCCCAAGGCGGTAGTCTGAGAGCGGGCGCTTCATCAATCATCCTCATCAGGATCAATGGTCGCCGAGACGCAAATGCGTCGGCCTTTCAGCGGGCCGCTGTTGATTGTGAGCTTCACGGAAATGCTGAGCGTGCAGCAGATTTCATCAGAGAAGCGCACATGTCGCTCCAGCTCTTCAGCGTGGTCGTCGATCATGCTGATCGTAGTGGCGATGAGGAGATCGAAGATCTTTGATCCAGGCTTCATGCCGAGGCCTTCTCTTTGAGGCGGTAGCATTTCGCCGACCTGTCGTAGACGAGCGCGCCGGTGACCGTCCGCATGATCATCAGGTCGATCCGGGCTTGGTTCGCGCTGATTGTTCCGGCGCGCTGGAGATCCGAACGGTTGAGCGCTCCAGTCCGCATGAGCGTTCCGAACGCCCGCGCCATGCGCTTGCGCGTCGGCAATTGCAAATCGCCCCATGCATCGATTTGGGTCCAATCCGTCACTGCTCTTCTCTCCGAATGGCGTTGCGTGATCCGAGCGGCTTTTTCCAGCCGCTATGCTTGCCGCAAGGCAGGGGGATGTTGCCTTTGCGGGTGAGGCGGGGCGCATGCAGCTTCTGCCCGTGATCCTTGGCGAACAGCTTGCGGTGGAACTCGGCGAGCTTCTCCGTCAGGCGCTTCGATTTCGCGGCGATCGTCGTATCGCGCTTCGACTTCTCGGCATGAACCGGGCGCGGCAACAGATTGCAGTTCTGCGGGCGTGTATCACCTCCGAGGGCGTGCAGAAGATTGTGATCCGCCTCGACATAATGGCAGATGTCTTTGGCGCTCCCGGTGCTCGCGAGTGGCTCCGGAACTAGCCCGAGGGCGAGATAAGCCGCGGCGAGGCGCTCCGTCTGGTTAAAGCAGCGGCGGCGCTTACCGCCCTGCCGCGGCGAGTGAGGGGATGAGAGGGCCTCACTCGCTGCGGCATCATGCGCGCGCTGGGACGCGCGTGTTCTGGTCATATCAGGCGCTCCTGCTGTGCCAGCCAGCTTGGAATGGTGATGACGACGCTGCGGCCACCTTCGCGAACGATCTTTGTGACGTGCGCCTTCGGGAGCCATTTCCAGCTCTCGCGGCCGTCGCCGAGCTGCAGCTCGCCGGTGCCGTTCACGATGGCGATTCCGTCATGGGTTTCTTTGCGCAGCTCGCAGGCGATCTCGACAAAGCCGGGAGCGACCGGCGGCGCTTCATGTCCAAAAAGATCAGCCATTTCCGATGCTCCCTTGTCCGGGTGGAGCGGCGGCGAGACGTTTACCCCGCTAGCCGCCGCTCCACCGCTGCCGCACTCCCGGTCGGCTACTGCTTGACCACAAGTTCGACCTCTATGCCGCCCATGCGCTTCCGGTTGGCGGCAGCAATCATGGTGTCGATGTCGCGGGCGAAATTCCGGAACACGGCGCATTGTTGGTCGATGGTCTGATTGGCTGCGATCTGCTCGGCGGCGAGGTCGGCCAGCGCGGCGAGGATCGCCTGCGAATTCGGCATGAGGTCGCGAGCCGAGAACCAGCGGGCGATGCACTCGCGCAGCTCCAGCGTCAGGCTGGGCGCCGTCATCTGGCGCGGCGCTTGAGCCAGGAACTCATCCACGAAAGGTGATGTATTGGCTTTGGAATTTGTCATCGTTTATAGTCCCGGCCTTCAGTTGACGTGGACAAAAGTCGCGCAACTTGCGCGGGAGTTATTGGGGGATCTGAGTAAATGCTTGCATTTATGCTGGTCGGGACGTTGTTCTGTTTTCTCGCCGGGACCGTTTTTGCTGGGAACATGGCCGGCTTCGCCGCAGCGCTTGCCTTTATGGTGTTCTGCATCGCGCTCTTGCTTATCCGGACGTTTGCGCGCGTGCTCGGCGGCACAGCCGTTGGTGTTGGTCGGCTCTTCCTTCCGTGGGAGCAGAGCCGCGGGAGCAAGCCCGTCTATGCTGACTACGCCGATGGCAAGCGTCCAATCGCGGGCGCTATCGACCTGGAATATGTTGACGAAAACGGCGGCGAGACCGAGCGCTACATCGAAGCCCGAAGCCTGGAAATGAAAAGCGGCAGGCTGTACCTGTGGGGTTATTGCGAGCAGCGTCATGGCATGCGCAGTTTTCGCGTCGATCGCATCGCCGCCCTGCGCGATGGCGAAAACGGCGAGATCGTCCCGAGAGATCAGATCGCGGCTTGGCTGATGCGACGCTCGGAAGCGCAATCTCCCGGCAGAACTATGACCGATCGGTGATGTCAATAAATACGGCTGATCTGTGACTGAGATGTCACGTGGGAGTCGTAATCCGTAAACTAATCCCTTCACCCATGTTCTTTGTCCGTGAAAAAAGCTCCACACTACGTGTCTTTGCAGATGGGAGTTAATGTCATGTGTGCGCGTAAGCCGTGCTCTGGTTACTATTGGCAACCGGTTTATCGGCAGGGCGGAAAGCTTTTGGTCTGGGCATGGGATCTTGAGCATGGCGTCATGCGCCAGCTCATTATCAAACGGATTTGCAGATTGATCGATGTGGAGACTGGCGAAGACATTGAAGGCGCGGATATAACGCGTCTGATGCCAGTTTGGTCTCGGTTGAATTGAGAGCATGCCGCCTCCGAACTTGTCGGAGGCAACAATGTGCCGAGATGCGATACACTGTCAATCAATTTGTGACGTAACTCGGCACAAATAATTTTAGGTATCTATTGGTTCACTCGATTTTTGCGCAGTGTGCTGTGCGATGAAATAACCACAGCCTTGATGCCCACATCTTGAGTGCGCAGATTCGCGATAGGCTGGTTTTTTGTAGAGCTATTTGTGATCAATAGACTGGGCTCAATGAATTGTCGCAATATAGTTGCAACATTATTCTCAGTGCGCAGCCGGGCAATGGCAATATCGCCAGACTGGATATTTGCAATCTCATCGGGGGACGTATCCACAACGAGAACGCCGCCGCGCACGATGCCTAGTTGCTCCAGGACATTGGTCATCACGCGGTAAAGAGCCTGAGTTTCTGTAAGTCGATAGCCAGAACCGGTGGCGTCGTTGTGGTTAAGCAGCTCCACATCGTCAACCATTGTGCCGTTTTCCGATCGCCTCAATATTTCTTCGGTTGGCACACCGAAGATTCCGCCGAGACGCTCCATCCAA